CAGTTCCTTTAGTTCTTAAACTATAAGGTACACCATTCAGGGTAAGAAGTTGATTGAATCTTACAGTATTCGTGAAGGTAACTGGTCCATCAAATTGTGTTAGAATTGCTTTAGACTTGCCACCCTCAACAAGGATTCTCTCTTTAACAATAACTTCATCAAATACAACAGAGAGTCTATTAGGATCTTCACCAGTAATTGTTGGAATAGGTACATCAAATACAGTTTGCTCACCAGACTGTGAAGAATACTTGGTGTTTCCAATATAGAAGTCACCATCACTATCCATACCAGTGTATAGAACAGTACCACAAGATGTCTCCTGTGCTTGTGATAAGAACTCCTCATCATCAGTCAGGGTCTTAACTTGAACCTGTGGAAGACCTGTGGAGTAGTTACCAGGACCATATCCAAGATATTCAAATGTATGAGCAGAAGCACGCAGAATAGATGGTCTACGCAATTCGATTGGTGCTAACTTGATCTTCTTAATTAAAGATTTCTCAAGATGTGGTTCAATAATGGTTCCCATAGAACCACGAATGACAGGAAGTTCATCATTTTGGGTTCCAGTGACACCACCTTTAACCCTCATGATTTCATTGTTCACCTGAATGTAAGTGCCTACAGGGAACTTCTCTTGAATTCTAGATGTTGTATTAGTACCATCAGGAAGTACAACTCTAAATTGATCTGCACTAGTTGATACCGTAGTACCAGCTCTTGTGAACAGAACATTATTATCATAGAATGTCTGAAGTCTAGTTCCAATATTTTCACCAAGACTATCAGCACTTGCATTATTGGCAGACATACCGTGCTTGAGCACATATGCACCATTTGAGATGTCAGTTGTAGTATTAACAGTAAATACTGTAGATGGATTTGTATTATCTAAGTTGTTTACATAGAAATCACCTAGATTATTGTTACTGCTATCAAGAATTCTAATTGAATTACCTGCAATCAATCCATGACCTTTAGTTGATGTTATGGTATAAACAGTTCCTTGTGGTGCTGCAACACTAACCGATGCAACTCTACCAATAACACTTACATATTGACCAGTTTTAGGTGAAGGATCACCAGTTGTTCTAGCAATACCAATTTGATTATTTGATACAACATTTGATGGTACTGAAGTAATTCTATAATACTCATCACTAATTGTACCAATACCAGTTACCTGAATATAATCATCAGTGGCGGAATTGATTGATGCAGTATTGATTGTAACTCCAGCATCAAATGCGTTTCCACCAATATCGGCAATATCAAACTTAAGTGTTTCTCCGTTAGTATAACCAGAACCACCTTCAACAATAGTTGCTGAAGTAACATTACCACTACTATCAACAACAACATCTGCTGTTGCACCATCCCACGTTGTAGTACTGGAACCGTTCAGGAGTTTTACATTATAATATGTCCCCTCAGTATGACTTGAATTGTTACCTGTAATGGCATTGATACCACTAATACTATTGAGATTATGTGGTTCTGCTAATGTAATTGTAGCAGTAGTATTTGTGGTAGAAGCACTGGTAATTTCAATACCATAAGAATATGTCTTGTTGAATGTATCAAGACTTTCTCTTGTAATACTTCTCTTCAGATCGTTAGTAACGACCTCACCAATGGGAGATCTCTTAGCAAATGAGACTGCTGCTGGTGGATTATCAAGATCATTATCTCTATCTAACTGTGGATAAAGATCTGTAATGTTCTGACTATACTTATCATCACCAATCTGATCATCAGCAAATTTAGCGATTGCATTATTGGCGTTCAGAACATACAGATAGTAAACACCATCCTGAACATCTTTAAGATATTCACTAACAGTTTCAACACGATAAACATAAAGGTTTGTCTGTGCATCAGATCTAGAAATTCTAGGGAGATTTATATCTCGTTGATGACGATCAAATGTTGCAGTTCCTGGATTATGACTTACACCAAAAATATCTTCATTAGTTGTTGTAAATTCATATCTATTATTAGCACTAATGGATTTAACATTAAATCTACCATTAAATCCAAGATTCTCTAAAGCATTTGGATTGGTGCTACTTGGAACTTTATCAATATTAACAATATCTCCAACCTTTAAGTTGTGAGGTCTGTCAGTTCTAATTGAAATTGTTCCTGGAGTTCCTGCACTGTATGTGCAACTGCTAATGAATCTTGGGTTTCTATCAAAGTCATATTCATTGGCAGTAACATTATTAGCAGGATCTGCACTTGTTGCAATGGTAGTCTTATTAAAGTCTGCATTTTTTCTAACACCAGTATTGTTAGAATCTTGGAGAATAAATCCAGCTACTGGACCTCTAGTATTTTCAAGTTCCTTAGGAACAACATAACGCATCTTATAGAGTTTCTCATCAATACTTCTTCCATCTTCAACTCTCTTTATGAATGAGATTTCACTATCTCCAGTGCTATCTCTCAAGAAACCGTATAGGTGGTTAGTTCCTTGAATGTCAGATGATGGAGGAGCTTCACAATAAACAAACCAATTGTTTTCAACATAGTCATATTGAATTGGGTGACCAATCTCACCAGCCTTCTTATCAGAAACTCTACTCTCTACCCTTAATTCTGAACCAGCACTATAGTAACAAAGTTGTGAAATAGGGGTTGCTGCATTAGCATTAGTAATAGATGTTGCAACTTGGAATTGTGTTCCTACAAGATTAACACCATCATTTCTACCACCACTACCTGTGCTATTTTTCTCATCAGTAATTGCATAATAAACTTTGCCTTCTTCAAGAAGTTCAGGAAGATCACCTTGTTCACTGAAAACTCGAATTGATTCTCCGTTTTTCAGATTATGAGCAAATGGTGCAGTAAAGATTGCTTGATCTCTTTTGTTGTTATCCTGTACTGTGGTTACTACAACATCTCGATATACCTTTGCAGAAGTATCACTACCAGTACAAGTATTGGAAGTTGCACTGGTAGGAATCTCATTGGTCATCAAGATTTTAGCACCACGCTCAATCTCAGTACCATTTGCGAGAGTTTCTTTAATGAATACTTCTTCATCTACTCTCGCACCAATTCTATATCCCTGAGAAATAATTGGAGGTGCAGTGTCAGGTAATGAATATCCCAACAGATACAATCTTTGTGCCTTGGCAAGTTGCTGTGTTGTGCTACCACCAGTCATCTTATCGGCATCAAATTGAACCCATTCAATCTCAATGGGTCCAGATCCGATTGATCTGGGTGTAACAACACCAGTTACAAATCCTTTATCATCCTTATCAAATGCATCTTTCTTAAATCCATCAGATGCCAGTGAGAATTGACCAAAGTTAGAGTTAGAGTTTGTGATAGATG